ATTCGCTCATCAGAGATAGACAAGTCTTTAATCAAGTTGTCGCCAGCAGATGCTTTCTTGCCAAACTCTGACAAAACACCCTGAACTTGCTCAACAGTACGCTTATTTGTCATCTCAATAGGGCCAGTAGCACCCCGAAGAGCAACTTGCTCTGGATTAACAGGCACTTCTGTGACTAAACGCTCTCTGATGTTTCGCAATACCTGAACAGCACGATCCGCATTTGGTGTTGTTTGTGCAGAATACCTAGCAACTAGGTTGTCAATGTTTGCCAATGTAATAGATGGGTCAACCAATGGAAGGTTTGCACCATAACCTTTAGCCTTCTCGAATAAACCAGTAGATTTACTGTCTCTAATGGCTTCAAGTTTGTTCTGAATACCTTGAATAACACCAGTTTTTGCCTGTTCTTGAGTTAAAGCAGCGGCTTTAGGCTCAACACCCAAAACGGCTTTTTTGGCTGCACCTTCATTCAAAGCAGTAATTAGTTCTAGATACTTTGGCGACCTAGAAAGTCTTGCAATATCAGCCGCAATAACAGGATCAGATGATGCCTGACCACGCAACATAAACTCATCAAAGATGTTCTTATCGCCTTCAGGAAGCAATTTCTTGTATTCGTTGATTTTGTCTTGTTGACCTTTGGCACTATAACCACGAACACCACCAACCACCAAGTATGGCAAGGTTTGCATGGTTAACTGAGCCGCCATACTTTCAGGAGCGACTTGTTGAGACAACAATCCTAAAGTACCTGCTGTAGTAAATTCAGCACCCGCAGTTCTAGCGGGAGTAGACAATCTAAACAGACTACTGCCTGGTGCTACTGCCGACATTACTGCCGCAGGGCCACCAGCCTGACCCATTTGGTACAGACCTTTATAGCCATCAATTTTCATCAAGTCAGGGCCACCAAGATTGTTGATAGCATTTACCAAACCAATGCTAGACAGAGGATTTGGTTGTTTACTATCTTTGATGTAATCGTAAAGGTTTCCCCAACCGCCAACAACATCAATAACACCCTTAGTAGAGCCTTTTAAAAGAGATGTAACAGCCCTTTTAACCTCTTCTAGAGTGGTTGTTTCTTTAGGTTCTTCGAGAACACTACGAACACCACCAGTAACACGACCAGAGCGTCTTTCTCTTTCAGCAATCAGTTCTGCTAATGTATCAGCCATACTAACTCCTTATTTCTTAACTTTTTTCATTTCTTCAGCAATTCGAGCATCTAATTCAGCTTCGCTTAGACCTGAATACTTAGTTGCAGGTGTGACTGACAATGGAATCTTAGGAGTAAATCCTGATAGACCTTTTTTATCACGAGCATAATTTTCAAGCCTAATTGTTTCAGCAACAATTTCTTGATTCTTGTTTTGCATAAAAGTGATAAGTTGTCTACGAGCAGCGGGGTTTGTCTCAAGCTGAGGAATAAGTCCTTGAATAAACTCACGATCAGCATTAGAGAAGCCAGAACCCAACTTGCCACCAAGGGTTTGCAAAATGACATCTCCTGCAACTTTTTGGTATTCTTGGCTTCCAGCTACTTTTCTTGCATCTGAAGCAGAAGCTAAACCAAGAGTTTGAATTAGGTTAGCAATACCAACACGACCTGTAGCAAATTGTCCTGTAATCAACTCATTGTCTGGCAATGAAGCAAGTTTATTGAGTGACTTGATTGTCGAGGTAGCAGTTTCTCGTGTCACCATTGCTTCAGAAACTTTTTTAGCATCCAATTTGCCAAGTTCTTTAACGAACTCAGACTCACCTTCAGGTAATTTAACACCAAGGTTAGTTTTAGCAGTAGTCCTATCAACACCACCTGTAAATGGCACACGAACTTGTTTACCTTCAGCATCTTTCTTGTAGATAAACTGTTGGTCATTATTTACATCTAAGTAAACAGGCTCTCTAGTAGCTTCAGCAACGCCAATTTCTTTAATGTTTGCTGATGTTGGTTTTTCTGGCTTTTCGTATAAAACTAAATCTGCAGGCAGTCCAGTTCTTTGATACTCTGCAAGACTTGCAGGGGTATATTTACCTGATTCCACTAATTTTTGGAATGGATCAGCTTGGACTCGCTCACGACCTGCTTGAGCCATAGAAGCCGCTGCAGCTGCCCGTCTTTGTTGTGCTTGAGCCATCTCACTTTGTGCTTGACGAGCATACTGAGCCAAAGCCATAGCACCTTGTTGATCGCCCATTTGCGCCAACATCTGTGCGCCTTTTAAGATTGACTCAGGATCAGTCTGGTCTATTTGTTGGGCAATAGTGTTTCTAGCACTAATCATCTTTAGTTGTGGGTCTTCTATTCCAAAAGCACCGCCAATAGCATTACCAAGCCCTCTAGCACCCGCATAGGTCATTGCCGCACCACGAGCCGCAGGGTCTAGTTGAGCAAGGGTAATACCTTCTTGCAAAGCACTTCTGCGTTGCTGTTCACCATACATTTCAGGGGTTAGCCCAAACAAACCCGCTACGATATTTTCTGCCATGATGATTCCTTACAAATATAAGCCAAGGTCTTGGTTGCCATAATAGTTACCAGCACCAAATGTTGTCGCTGGCGCACTCATAGCCGTTGTTGATGGCACACCACCAAATAACCCACCTACTACCTGACCAAAGGTATTAGAAGAACCTACGCCACCTAATAGTGTTGAATAAGGATTGGTGGTTGCCGCAGGGCCAGTAGCCAATCGAGTACTAAACTCAGCACCCGATAAGCCTAAACGACCCACATTAGCACCTGCTGTAGCCGCTTGTTGACCAAGAGCCGCACCCATTTGTAATGGTTGTTGTCCAAGTTGTTCCAAGGCTTGAACCTGTCCCAAAGCAGTCGTATAAGGTGCATAAGCGGCTTGTTGACCACCATAGTATTGACCCATAGTCTGTGCGCCTGTACCTAATAGTCCCGCACCAAATGCAACTTGTTGTTGACCATACTGTTGAGCATTAGCCGCCAATTGAGCCTCTTGTTGCGCTCTGGCGTTATACAAAGCCTGTAGTTCAGGAGTAGTAGCACCCATAGTGCCACCTTGAGCAACCGCTAAACCACCACGACCTTGTTGTTGGAGTCTGTTTTGCAGATTAGCTAATTCAGTCTCTCTGCCTGGTTGCAACAAAGCCATCTGTTGATTGAGATAGTTTTGAGCAACATCTTGAGGACTTTGAGCAATATATTGATTGCCAAGGTTAAACAAGTTCTGTGCGCCTGTTTGCAAAGGAGCAAATTGTTGTTGTGCCGCTTCTGCTTGAGTTAAACCTTGACCCGCCAAAGTAATAAATCGGTCTTGAGCATTCTTAGCTTCGGGGCTTAGTGTATATCCTGCACTTGTTAGTTGACCAGTTTTAGGATCGACTGCAAACTGTGAAGTACCAAACCTAGTAGTCATTCCAATAGGTCTAAATGCCGCAGATTGTTTAGCCGCAGCAGTCTCAGCATCAATCATTGCTTGCGCTTTTTGAGCCGCTTCTTTAGAAGTCTGTTGTTGTAATAGACCACCCGCAGTAGTTGCTCCTGCTGCAAACAATTGAGCAATTTGTGCCGTTGTTAAACCTGTTTTAACCAAGTCAGCAACTTGAGTTGTGGTAAGACCTGTAGTGGCAGCAGTTGTGGCAACATTTGCGGCAGTCGTAGCACCAGTTAAAGCACCAGTTGTTGCGGCAGTTGTTGCACCCGTAGTTGCACCTGTAGTAGCCGCAGTTGTTGCCCCTGTAGTTGCACCAGTTGTTAATCCAGTAGTTGCACCTGTCGTAGCACCTGTAGTAGCACCTGTAGTAGCTCCACTTGTCAATAAACCACTTGCACCCACACCAGTAGCAGTACCAGCCTGTATAGCCGCCAATTCTGCAGCCGTAAAACCTGCAGTACCACTAGAAATTCCTGCATTAGCTAAATCAAAAGCACCACCAGAGCCAGCAAACTCTAAACCCGTACCAATACCACCACTAAACAATCCAGTACCCGCTGTTGCTGCCGCAAATTCTGTTGCCGATAAACCTAAACTAGCCGCCTCTGCTGCCGTTAAGCCTAATCCTGCGGCTTCTGCGGCTGTTATAGCTGTTGTACCCAATGTTGCACCAGCAGGTGCGGCACTTAACAAACCCTCTGTAACGCCTGGAATACCAAAAGCAAGTGCCGCCAATGCCAAGCCACTTAAAATGGTTTTCTTATCACTTGTATCTTTACTCCATGTGGAAATAACAGGAGTGCCATCAGCATTCTTTTTGAGTTCATAAATAGTGCCACCGCCACCCGTAAAGGTAGAACCAAAACGTCTATTTGTTTCAGTTGCGTTTGCGTCATTAAGATCGGTATAACCTTCTTTTATAAGATGACGGCTCATGTCCAAAACAACTTGCTCTGCCGCTGTTGCAGGCTTTCCTAAGATTTTGGAGGCTTCATCATAGTTGAAGCCGACACTCTCTCCAGAAGTTGAAAAAACACCGCCCTTTACATTTTTAGGGTCAATAGCCGCAGTAATCTGTTGAGCTAACTTAATAACAGTTCCACTATCGTATTCTTTGCCTTGATAGTCTGTAACAGTTGGAGCAACTGCTTGGGCGAATCGAACAGCAACTTCTTGTGCAGGAGCGCCAGTAGCTTGAGCTAACTGAGCAGGAGTTACTCCATTTTGCTGCATTGCAGTAGCGATCTGAGCATCTGTCAGATTAGGAGTCTTTAAAAACTCTAAGATTTGTTCGTTAGTTACAGCCATTATTTTTCTCCATTAAGGCGCAACAGGCCAAGTAATAGTCCAAGGGAAGCCAGTCTGATTAGGAACATCTCTTAATGCTTGGCAGTAGTCTTTCCATGCTTGTGATGGAGTCATATCGCTACGAAATCTCCAATCAGTTGCTGATAACTTAGTGTCTCTAGTAGCACGAACACTCTTAGCCTGTTCAGCATCTTTAGCGGCTTTGTAGGCAGTCTCATGCTCAAGGGCTGTAGTAGTTACGCCATCGACAGTAGTATCGGTAAAGACAGGGCCAAGCACATACTTGGTGTACCACTTACCATCAATCTGCTCAACACCAGAGGCTTGAGAGTATTGGTAAACAGTACCACCTGTAGCTTGTGCGCCTTCAAAGACTACATCAGCACCCAAAGCCTCTAAGACTTCAGTTGTTGTTATGTCCCATGATGGGCCACCATTGGCTTTTGTGTATGCACGAAATTCACTTTCGTACATGACTTGTCCAGTTGATTGAATTCGTACTTGCATTTTAATTACCTCAAGCAATTGCTAAAAAGATGAATGTTCCACCACTTGCATTGATGGCGGCTGGCGCAGTTGAACTAATCTCAAACCCTGCGCTGTATGTGTCAATGTAATCGGTGCTTGTTACTTCAGCGGCTGTACTGTTTAGTAAGAGGTATGGGTCATTACCACTCACAATTCCTCGTGCTGTGTCCCAAACATACCAGTCGCCAGTTGAGTCTGTACGCTTGATTAGAACGAACCTTGCACCACCAGTAAATCCACAATCAACTTGCTTTGTTGTAGCTGTGCCTGTGTATGAGCCTACTTTGGAAACACCTGCACAAGTAGCAAATAGGTAAGAAACAACCGTTCCCGCACCAAAAAAGAAAGTTGTATCAACTCCAAAATCTGTTGATGTTGGGTTTGATGTTCCCCAACAATCTGTGGAAGAACCAATAGCGTTAGTGTTTTCTAATATAAGATATTTGCTACGCCCTGCGGTAGATAATGCAGAGGTAGAAGCATAAACCCACCAATCATCAGCACCACTTCTTAATTTAGCAATAATCAAATCAGGTGCAACAGTAAGGTTGTGATTTACTCGTAAATTTGTTGTAGCAGGTGTAGGTGAAGTAAAAGCTACCACATCCATAAAAGATGGCGCACGTTTAAACAAATAATTTATAAATGTATTTGCACTTGCATTTGTAATTGTTGATGTTGTACCAACTTTGACACCATCCATCACATCCCACGGATTTGCTTGAAGTATGGTTGTCCCTGCCGCCACCTCTGCCGCAGTAGATGATGTTACAAGGTAACCTGTGCCTGTAAGCCTTGAAGAAAATAAAGACGCTACCGCTGAACCACGATTCTTAACTAGCACAGCATCATCAGTCTGACCACCAGTAACAGTTGCATTTGCACCAGTACCAGTTCTAGCAGACAAGCCAAACACACTTGTTCCACTCGTAGGCACTTTCATTGGGCCTCTACGAATGGCTATGTAGATTCCAGTTTGACTGGCGGCAAATGCGTTAAAAGTAAAGCCAGTTGAAGTAGGAAGTACAGTATTGCTTCCTACGTTTGATTCGGCCGCTGACAAATTTGGATTTAACTGAAATGCAGATGAAAATGACATTCCACGCATAACATCATACATTTGCCAATCTTCAACACTGGTTGTATTTTTAACAAGAACCCATTGCGCTTCATAGCCTAAATTAACAGTTGCTAAACCAGTTCCATCAGAAGTAAACGACCCACACGAAATCACATTGTCTGTACCAGTTAG